ATATCAATCACGGACTGGAATAAGAACATGAAAGTTGTTGATAAGTGGGACTTCAACAATATTGCCGACAAAATACAGCCGGACGCTTTCAATGTAGTGGATTACTTGGAACCTGAAGGGGAAAAGGCTTTCAATATTCATGGTGTCATAAGTGCCATAATCAAACGATTAAACAAAGGCACTGCATTAATCACAATACAGAAGAAACCAGCAGCAACAATGGGAACGGGTGGTATTTACTCTATCAAGGCGGCAACTCTAGCAATTGCCTTAGACTGGGGCAAAATTGAGATTGTCAAGAATAGATTCAGGGAAGCAGACATGACGCCTTCACTTAACAAGATTAACTTTGAAGTGCATAAAGGACATGAATTTGTGAAGCAAGGGGGCTGGTACAAATGACAAACAAGTCAAAGAAATATTGTGCTGCATACCCTTGCAATCAGATTGCCGTCAATGGCGCTTATTGTGCCCTACATAAACCCGCAGCGGCACCAAAAGAAACTGACCCGTTTTATCTGTCTGTTCAGTGGCGGCGCTTTCGGGACTGGTACATAGGTAAGCATCCATTATGCGAACAGTGCGAACGTGAAGGCCGCTTGATCCCCGCTGATATGGTGGATCATGTCATTGAGATCAAGGACGGCGGGGCGAGGTTATCTGAAGAGAATGCTCAGGCATTATGTTGGAAGTGCCATGCAGTGAAGACAGCAAGGGCAAAAAATCATCGGAAATCCGGCGGATATAACCGCGCTGGTAGTCAACTTGAGAGTTAATTTGGATTATGGGCAAACGTGGGCCGACATCGGCAGCTAAAAAATCAGCTAAACAGCAGAAACCTTGCAGATCAAAAGTTTTGCCGTGGAATAAGAAAAATTTATCAAGGGCCGCACGTGTTATTGCCTTTTGCGAATATTTGCCGATCACTGCCGGGATTCATGCAGGCCGAAAGTTGAAGCTTCGAGACTGGCAGAAGGAAATTGTCAATTCCATTTATGCAGTCGATAGAAAAGGCAAGCGAAAAGTCAGAACCGCCCTTGTCACCCTACCCCGGAAAAATGGAAAAACTGCCCTTGCTGCTGCATTGGCCTTGTGTCACCTGCTGGGGCCGGAATCAGAAGAGCGCGGGCAAGTCTTCAGTTGTGCTTCAGATCGAGAGCAAGCGGCAATAATATACCGGGAAATGGAAGCAATCATCCTGTCAGTGCCCGAATTCGAGGCCCGCTGCCATATTCAATCATTCCATCGGACAATCACAGACACGGAAACCGGCAGCGTTTACAAGGCAATGTCAGCGGATGCACGCAAGGCCCACGGATTAAGCCCTTCATTCATGGTCTATGACGAATTGGCGCAGGCACCTGACCGCGAACTATATGACAACCTTGTCACCGGCACCGGCGCACGAAAAGAGCCGCTTATGGTGGTTATCAGCACACAATCGGCAGACCCTAATCATATCATGTCCGAGCTTGTGGACTATGCCTTAAAGATCAAAGACGGCACCCTGCCCGATGATCCCGCCTTTTATGGGTGTGTTTATGCGGCACCCGATGACTGCGATCCCTGGGATGAAAAGACATGGTTTGCTTGTAACCCGGCACTTGATGATTTCCGATCACTGGAAGAAATGCGGATTTTCGCAGAGCAAGCAAAAAAAATACCGGCAAAAGAGTCAGTATTTAAAAACTTATATCTAAATATGAGAGTTGATCCCACTGCAAAATGGATTGCCTCAACTGACTTCGAGGCGTGCGTGGGAGAAATACCGGACTTATCCGGGCGTGAATGTTACGCGGGCCTTGATCTATCATCGACACAGGATTTAAGCGCCTTATCCCTTTGCTTTGCACCCATTGAAGAGAATGAACCTTTTTATACGCTGCATTATGCATGGTGCCCGGAAAATGCGATTAAAGCCCGTTCTAAGCAAGATCGCGTCCCTTATGATTTGTGGAACCGGCAGCAGTATATCGAAGCTACACCAGGCAGCGTGATTGATTACGGCTATATTCTCAAGCGGATTGAGGCAATCAGCAAACAATATAATTTAAAAGCAATTCTATTTGACCGCTGGGGCGCGACAAAGATCATTAAAGACCTTGAAGACATGAATTTAACAGTGCTGGAATTTGGTCAAGGCTTTGCTTCTATGTCTCCACCTTCAAAGGAACTCGAAAAGCTGGTTTTGCAAAGAAAGATCATAGTTCCCGACAATCCGGCGCTTAAATGGTGTTTTTCAAATGTCATTGTCGAAGTTGATGCCGCTGGCAATGTTAAGCCCAGCAAGAAACGCAGCAAAGAAAAAATTGACATGGTTGTCAGTTCAATCATGGCGCTTGACGGTGCGCTACGCAACCAGAAGAAAGAAGTTACTCCAACGATTTGTTGGATATGAATATTTGTCCACAATTGTGGACATTTTAAAATCAGGCGGGTTTGGGCTTAATTACCCCGAACCTATACAAACGAGCGGCATTAGGGTGCCCTAACACCTTAGTGCCGTTTTTTTGTGCCTGAATATCAAACTGAATGTCTCCGAATCGGAGACAAAAAGGAGGTTTAGGTGGAAAAAAGAAGTTTTGAAATTGATGTTGGCAGTATCCGGGCGGAAACCCGGACGATACAGGCAAGCTTATCAAGTGAAATGCCTGTCAAGCGTTATGACGGTGAAGAGGTTTTATCTCATAAACCGGGGGCCGTGGATTTGAGCCGGGCACCCTTACCGCTGTTATGCAGTCATAACAATTCATCATTGCCGGTGGGAGTCGTGGAGGGCTTAACAGTAGCAGACGGCAAGCTCAAGGGCACCATACGCCTATCAGCAAATCAGGATGCCTTGTGGACAGACATTACAGACGGAATTTTGCGGAATCTGTCTATCGGCTATCAAATCACAGAAAAACAGAAAACTAAACGCGGCTACATTGCCACAAAGTGGATGCCTTACGAGTGTTCACTTGTGGCGGCACCAGCAGACAACACAGTCGGAATAAACCGATCAATCAACCAAAAAGGAGAAAAAAAGAACATGGATAAGAACGACATTTTGAAAAGTAAAAAAGCGGCAATTGATGAAATGGCGGAACTGGCAAAGAGCGGCGAAAATGCCGAACGCATGGAAGAATTAAAAGGTGAAATCCGATCTTTTGACAGCAGACTTGAAGCCTTTGACATGGCCGATGCAGCGAAAAAAGACACGAAGTCTTTTGTGCCGGATATTAAAAAAGAGAATCGGTCAATCATTGAAATCGTCGGCGGGCCTGTTACTAACCGCACATGGGCGGGCATGTTCAATCAGGGCCGGAAACTGGAAATCAATGAAGATGAAATCCGGGCTTTCCGCGCTTCGATGGTTGAGGGTGTGCCTGCATCTGGCGGTCTTTCCGTACCTGATCCCTTAGCGGCGCAGTGGCTGGATGACAGCATTGAGTCAGAAATCATTCGCCCGCGTGCTACCGTATGGCCTATGGAATCAGCTACCCGTAAAGCCTTGGGATGGGATGCGGCCGATCAAGCCGGCGGCACTCTCTTTGGTGGTTTCAAAATGGAATTTTTAGCAGAGGAAGGCACCGGTAATAAACAGACTGGCAAACTCCGCACAATTCAGCTTGGGGCAAACAAGGGCGCTATCTTTGTTGATATATCAAACGAACTTCGGGAAGATGGTCAAGGCTTCGAGGCCCAGCTTGACAGAGCTATGAGAACAAGCATCGGTTACGGCATGGATGAATATTTCATCGGAGGCAGTGGCGCCGGGCAGCCCTTGGGAATTAGAAATGATCCGGCAAAAATCACCGTTGCCAAAGAAACCGGGCAGATGGCGGACACTATAGTCTACCCGAATTTAACAAAAATGTTTTCCCGTATGTATCCCGCTGGCCGTCAACGTGGAATCTTCCTGGCTAATGACGACACGATTCCCCAGTTGCTTTCTCTTTCAATAACTATGGGAACAGCAGGCGCACATGTTCCCGTAATGACCGAAAGCAATGGTCAGTTCAAGATTTTAGGCCGTCCGGTAATATTCACAAGTCACATGCCGACCCTGGGGGATGCCGACGACATAATGTTCGTTGATTTATCTCAATATGCAATCGGCATTAGACGCGGTTTAACACTGGAAAAAAGCAATATACCGGGATGGACACAAGACCTTATGTCCTATCGTGCCCTTCTGAGATTCGATGGCCAAGGAATGTGGAATCAGGCAATCACGCCGAAAAATGGCAGTAGCTTGTCTTGGTGTGTTGGTTTGGCCGCACGTTAATTTTTAACCATAGGCGGGCCTTCGGGCCTGCCTTTACCAAAAGGATAAAAATATGAACTTTCCATTTTTAAAAAGAAAAAGATCATGGGCGAATCTTGACGCTTTCGAGGGCCGGGAAACTTCGTCCGGCATACATATCAATGAAACCGTGGCGCTGGGCATTCCCGCTGTTTATGCCTGCATTCGTGTATTAACCGAGGCCATAGCATCATTGCCACTGATTACTTATGAACGCTTTGACAATGGCGATAAGGAACGGGCACGGGAATTTTCGCTTTTTCGTCTTCTGCATGATTCGCCTAACCCACTTATGACATCTTTTGAGCTTCGGGAATTGCTTGTGGGGCATTTATGTATTCGTGGCAATGCCTATTGCTACATTGAGCGCGACAATGG